ACAGTTCGACACTCATCGTGATTGAGAGATCATCAGGAGGCGGTGCGCTTCATATTGGCAATCATCAGGTTCAATTTACTCGCCCGTTGATCCGTCTTCAACGGCACTCTCGCTCGCCTATTGCACCATATCGCGCCATTCGCGAATTTCACGATGCAGGTGTTCACGAAAGCGCAAAGTATGCCACCGGCAAGAATATCTGTGCGACTTTTGACATCCGCCTGATCGCCGCGCTTCGCAGTGCGATTGTTGGTGAACCACATGATTAGTTCCGGCCCCGGAAACGTCGGAAGGCATGGCCCGCCGCCTTCGGCATTCGCTCTTGCGGGCGGGGCGACGGTATCTTCCTGCCGTGAGGCACCCGCAAGAGCACCTTCAACAACCGAACCGCCAACGTCGCGAGACAGTCGGTAATCTCCGTGCCTGGGCGGTGCGGCCGCCCAGGCCAGAAAGAAAGGCAAGTGCAATGAAGACCCAGGAATTGCTTGAACAGCGCGCGGCGCTTCACGAGCGGATGCAGACGGCACATGCTGCCGATGACGACGCGGCATTCAAGGCCGCCGAAACCGAGCTGCGCGCGCTCGATACAAAGCTGGCACGCCAGCGCACCGTTGACGCGCTGGAGCGCGCCGAAACTGGCACCCCGATCACCGGCGATGCCAAACTGAGCAGCGAATTGCGTTCGCGCTTCTCGCTGGTTCGCGCCATTGCCATGCAGTCCGGCCTTGGCGGCCATGACTTCGGCTTTGAACGTGAAGTGCAGCCCGAACTGGCCAAGCGCGCCGGCCATGCGCCCGAAGGCGTGCTTGCACCGCTGGAACTGTTCCTTGAGCGCCGCGCCCTGACCACGACGCTTCCGGCGGGCGGGCCGGGCGGCAACCTGATCCAGACCGAATTGCACGGCGAAATGTATTTTGACCGGCTGCGCGCCGCGATGAAGGTGCAGACGCTTGGCGCGACGATCCTGAGCGGGCTTGTCGGCAACGTCGATATTCCCGGCCTCAAGACGTCGGCAACCACTGGCTGGGTTGCTGAAAACGTCGCGTTGACGGGCAGCGATCAGGAATATCGCAAGGTGAGCATGACGCCCAAGCACGCGGGCGCGCTTACCGAACTTTCGCGCAACATGCTTCAGCAGACTTCGCCGGATATTGAGGCGCTGGTTCGCAATGACTTCGCCCTGTTGCTGGCCGACGCGGTAGACAAGGCTTCCATCTATGGCACTGGCACCGGGGCACAGCCGCGCGGCATCCTCAGCACCGCAGGGATTGGCGACGTGGCGATGGGCACCAACGGCCTGGCGATGACGGTGGACACCCCGGCGGACGTGATGGGCAAGGTTGCCATTGCGGACGCCCCGGCCACGTCGCGTGGCTTCCTGACGAACAACAAGGTCATGGTGGCCGCCATGAAACTGAAGGACGGCCAGCAACGCCCGTTCGGCCTTCCGGCGGTATTTCAGAACGAGCGCGTCGAGTATTCCAGCAACGTCCCTGGCAATCTGACGAAGGGCAGCGGAACGAACCTATCGGCGCTGATCTATGGCAACTGGAATGACTTGCTGATTGGCTATTGGTCCGCCTTCGACTTGCTGGTTAATCCGTTCGAGGCGACCGCCTATCCCAAGGGCAACGTCTCCGTCCGGGCGATGCTCACCTGTGACGTTGCGGTGCGCTATGCGGAGTCGTTCGCCGCCGCCAAGGACATCATCGCCTAATGGTCGCACCATCCCCCTTGGCGCTCGAACGGCGGGCCTTTCAGGAGGTGCGGCAAATGGGCCGCCGCCTGGAAGGCTATGCCGCCAAGTTCGATAGTGAAGCGGTGATCGGCTCCTATCGGGAGACGGTAGCGCGGGGCGCCTTCGCTGCGTCGCTCGCCCAGCCTTTGGGGGGTGACGTGTTGGCGCTGATGGATCATTCGCCGCTGATCGTGCTGGGCCGCACCAAATCGGGCACCTTGCGACTGAGCGAGGACAGCACGGGCCTGGCATTCAGTCTGGACCTTCCCGACACCGGGGCGGGCCGCGACGTGCTGACATTGGCCGAGCGCGGCGATCTGGGCGGGATGAGTTTTGGCTTTACCGTTCCCGATGGAGGGGAAGCGTGGCGCGGCGATCTGCGAACGCTGAATGCAATCATCCTGCGCGAAATCTCGATTGTGTCTGCGTGGCCTGCTTATCCCGAAACCGAACTTGCCGTGCGCGCCCGCAATGGCGGCAATGCCGAACGGCAACGGCGCGAACGCCGGTTGGCAATGGCGGAGCTTGGCATATGGGCATGATCGAACGCGCCTTGTCCGCCTTCGGGTATGAACGGCGATCAACTGTGGAAAGTGGGAGCTGGGATAGCGTGTTCGCCGGGAGCGGCGCGCTTTCGGCGCGCGCGGCTGAGAACATTTCCACCGTGTTCGCCTGCACGTCCGCAATCAGTTCGGCGCTCGCCTATATCCCGCCGCTTGTTTACCGCCGCGATACCGAGGGCAACCGGATCGAAGCGTCTAACCATCCGCTTGCCCGGCTGACGCGGCAAGGCGTCAACGGCCAGATGACATGGCCCGAATTTGTCGAACACCTGATTGCGTCGGCATTGCTGGCGGGCAATGGCCTTGCTGCAATCGAATATGATGCGCGTGGAGAATTGTCGGGCCTTGAGTTCATCCCGTGGGGGCGGGTGACGGTGCAGCGGTTGCGAAGCGGGCGACTGGCCTATGACATAACTGACCCGCTGGGCAGCGCCCGGACCCGCCGTTTGCTGGAAGGCGAAGTGCTGCACCTACGCGACCGCACCGATGACGGAATGATTGGCCGTTCGCGTCTTTCCCGTGCGTCGGAAACGGTTGCTGGCGTCGCAGCGGCAAACTCTTTCGCCAAGGGCTTTCTGGACCGTGGCGGCTATCCCTCTGGGGTGCTTTCCTTCCCCGGCACCGTGAACCCTGAGGCGAGGGCGGAAATTCAGCGCAGCTTCGCCGCACGTCATACGGGCACACAGAACGTCGGGCGCGTGCTTGTGCTGGATAACGGCATGACCTGGACGACGGCGGCGATCTCGCCTGAGGATGCCGAATTGCTTGAAAGCCGCAAGTTCGGCGTAGAGGAAATCTGCCGCCTGTTCCAAGTCCCGCCGCCTTTGGTGCAGGACTACAGCCACAACACGTTCACCAATTCGGAAACGGCGGGCCGCTGGTTTGCCCAGTTCACGCTTGCCCCTTGGGCGCGCAAGTTGGAAGCCGAATTCGCGCGAAGCCTGTTCCCCGCACAATCAGGATTGGAGCTTGAGCTGGACCTGTCCGGCTTCCTTCGCGGTGATCCGCAAACCCGCTGGGCAGCACACAAGATTGCCCTGGACGCGGGCGTGCTGGATGCGGACGAAGTGCGGCATATCGAAGGCTGGAACCCGCGCAAGCAACCGGCGGGCGACGTATGACCGCCGCCGCGCCGCGCCGAACGCCATTCAAGCAAGCCGATCTGAAACGGGCATTGGGCGGCGCGCGGGCGGCGGGGTTTGAGCCACGCCGTTGCCGGATCAATCCTGCAACCGGGGAAATCGAACTGGAATTTGCGAACGATGCTGCCCAGCCAGTGACCGAGTTTGACGCGTGGAAGGCGAAACGCGATGCGCGTCAAACTTAAGGGCATAAACCGCGTCAAGAAGAAGCTGGCAGACGGTAGCGTCGCTACCTACTACTATGCTTGGAAGGGTGGACCGCGCCTTGATGGCACGCCGGGAAGCCCGGAATTCCATGCAAGCTACAATGCAGCGGTTGAAGCTAAGCGGCCACGCCACGCGGGAAGTTTGCAATCAATACTGGATGCCTTTGAAGTGTCGGCGGATTTTGAACGGCTCGCAGCGAAAACCCGCGCTGACTACAAGCGGCATTTCCGCAAGATCGAAGCCGAATTTGGCGACTTCCCGATCAAGGCGCTCGAAGATCGCCGCACGAGGGGAGAGTTTCTGGCATGGCGGGACCGCATCGCGGCAAAGTCGCGCCGCCAAGCTGACTATCGCTTTGCCGTTCTCGCCCGTTGCCTGTCATGGGCATATGACCGTGGGCTAGTTCCCCTGAACCCGTGCGAACGTCCGGGCAGGCTTTACCGCTCGACCCGCTCCGAAAACGTGTGGAGCGATGCAGACGAAGCCGCATTTCTGGCCAAAGCCCCAGCTCATTTGCATTTGGCACTTACGCTCGCACTTTGGACTGGGCAGAGGCAGGGTGATTTGTTGCGGCTGACCTGGGCCGCCTACGACGGCACACATATTCGGTTGCGCCAGCGCAAGACTGGGGCGCGTGTCGTGCTTCCGATTGGCGCGCCGCTCAAAGCGGCTTTGGACAAGGCCAAGCAACGCATTGGTGCGCTACCGGAAGGCAGGCCGCGCCCGCTCACTATTCTGGCCACCGAATACGGCACGGCCTGGACGGAAAGCGGCTTTCGCGCTTCATGGCGCAAGGCGTGCGCAAAGGCTGGCGTTGTGGGCGTGACCTTTCACGATCTGCGCGGCACTGCCGTTACCCGCCTGGCGCTGGCAGAATGCACGCCTCCCGAAATCGCAACGATCACCGGCCACTCCCTAAAGGACGTGACGACGATCTTGGATACGCACTATCTCAACCGCGACCCGCAGCTTGCGGAAAGCGCGATCAGAAAGCTGGAAAGGAAGGTGAAAAAGCCCAACTAACCTCCCAACTGCCTTGGCGTGTCTGCTAAGGGAGCAAGGAAAAACCTGTAAAAACAATGGTGGACGCACTAGGGCTCGAACCTAGGACCCGCTGATTAAGAGTCAGCTGCTCTACCAACTGAGCTATGCGTCCATTGGGCCAATTTGGGGCCGCGCGCC